TAAAAGAGAGAAGGCTAAAAATGGCGGAAGATAAGAATACACTGGAGTTAATTAGCTCTATCACAGAGTTTAATGACCTGCATGAGTATATGGGCGATGATCAGTTGGACAAGGCCTTGGCTATTGTAGTAAAGCTATTGATGAATCCAGATGTTCCTTCAGCCAAGGCTCCATATCTAATTATTGAACTTCAAGCAATGTCCACTAAGTTTTCAATGATGGCATCTTATTATTCAACAATTGCAAAGGATAAGGCTGGAACCACTAACAATAACAAAAAGAACATTTATTATTCCGCAAAAGAATCTATAGATAAACTAGTAGATGCACTTAAGTATGTTGTTAGGTATAACTCATAATGGTTATCCTAAGTAAAATTTATACTAAGACAGGTGACGATGGTCAAACATCTAATGCTAATAACGAAAGAGTGTCTAAGACTAGCCCCATAATGGAAGCCATAGGTGCCGTCGACGAAGCTAATTCGGCTATTGGAATGGCAACTGATGAGTATAATGATATTATCGAAAGAGTCCAAAGCGACCTATTCGATCTTGGTGCAGAGATTGCGGGTGCTTCAACAATAACAATATCTGAAAACAGAGTGACATATTTAGAAAATGTAATTGATGATTACAATGAATACCTAGAACCACTCAGATCTTTTGTTTTGCCAACAGGCCCTTTACATAACGCAAGAACTGTTGTAAGAAGGGCGGAACGTGAAGTTTGGAAGATAGAAAATGTAAATCCAAACATTGCTAAGTATTTAAATCGTCTATCAGACCTGTTGTTTGTTATGGCTAGATATCACAATAAAGGAAAAGAAAAATTATGGGTGCCAAATAATGGGTAGAGATATTGTAAAGAATCTTAAGTTTAAGAAACATGCTGGGAAACATTTTGATCCAGAAAAGTTTGCTCAGCTATTAGATGAGTCATATCGTAATACCAAACGTGCAGATGGAGAGATGACAAAGAAATCTTTTAGTCCAAGCACACTTGGATATGGTCATGGAACATGCCCAAGATATTGGTATATGGCTTTTAGTGGCGCTATGTTTATTGATGATAACGATGCGGTAGCGGTTGCTAACATGGCGCAAGGAACACAGGCACACGAAAGACTACAGAATCTAATTAAGACAATGCCTGAGTGGAGAGCAGAAGAAGAAGAGATTGTAAATGAGTATCCTCCGATTCGTGGCTTTATAGACTTAATTATGGAGTATGATTCAGAAACCGTAATTGGTGAAATTAAAACGGCTAAGCAAGAGGTTTGGGATCAGAGACAGGCAGAGATGAAGCCTACAACAAATCACCTGCTTCAATTGCTTACATACATGAAGTTAAAGAATGCTAAAGAAGGTTTTTTCCTGTATGAAAATAAAAACACTCAAGAGCTTATTGTAATACCAGTATCCATGAATGAAAAAAATACAGAGATTATTGAGGAAGCGTTCACATGGATGTGCGAAGTATGGGACAATTTTAAGGAAGGTGACCTTCCAATGCGTCCAGCAGGAGCATCTAAATCTAAGATGCCATGTACATATTGCCCAATCAAAAAAGAATGCTACGCAGGTTTAATTGGAACCGTTCAAATAGAATCATATAAGGTGCCAAAGCTGTGATTTGCGCTAACAAGGAATGCTTGAATGGAAAAGAGTTTACCCCTAAAACTCATAATCAAAAATATTGTTCTGACGAGTGTTGCCGTATTGCAACCAACAGAAGAATTATGGAAAAGTATTATGAGAAGAAGGCTATTCGAAATGGTGCTGCTCGTGGATGTAAAAAGTGTGGTGCACAACTAAGTAGGTATAACGATACTACTTTATGTGCTTCCTGCCAAAAGAAAATAGACATTACTAAAAAGTCTAAGATAAAAGGGATGATAGATGAAATTAGCTGATCTGGTAAAGACTAAAGCCAATAGAGTTTTAGGAATAGACGCATCTACAAACTCAGTTGCTTTTTGTCTTATGGAAAACGACAAGCCGTTAAAGTGGGGTAAGATAAACTTTGTTGGTCAGGATATCTACGAAAAGATCCATGATGCTAAAATTAAAACCAGTTCAATGCTAGAAGAATTAAGAAGTGATTATATTGCTGTTGAGGGAGCGATCCTTGTCAGATCACCAGATGCTGTGATAAAATTATCATATGTTTATGGCGTTGTCATTGCTGAACTTATGTCTACGGGTGCTTCAGTTATTACTATTTCTCCGAGCTCTTGGCAGGCGTATATTGGCAATAAGAACCCGACTAAAGAAGAGAAGGCGGCTATCAGAGTAAAGAATCCAGGATACGCAGACTCTTGGTATAAAACTCAATTAAGAAACATGCGTAAACAAAGAACGGTGGATTACTTTAACAATAAGTATAGCCTGTCCGTAACAGATTTTGACGTAGCAGATGCATTCGGCATTGCTCATTATGCTAATAAGGTGTTGACAGAACGATGAAGTTATATCAGAGTCAAACATGGCTATACAGAAGGTATGTAGTACAAAAGAAAACAGTGACTGAAATTGCTGATGAGTGCAAGGTTTCTGCTATGACTATACAGAGATATTTAGAAAAGTTTCAGTTAATTAAAAGGAGATAAGATGAGTATAGAAAAAAATATTTGGCAGACTTACGAAACAAATTTCGATGCGCTACCAGATTACGCTAAAGAAAGCGTAGGAACATGGACATACCAGAATCCAGAATGGACTCATGGATACATGAGCGGACAAGACAGAGAAGACTTCTTCAAGGAGCACTTTGATACAAAAACATACGAGACGTACGTAAACCTACCTTTGGGAGTAATGAAGGCTGGATTGTGGAGATTTGCTATTCTTTATATTCACGGTGGAATATATACAGATATGGACACACACTGTAAGGCTCCAGTAGATACCTGGCTAAACTCTGAATACGATATGATTTTAGATATCGAAAGAGATACTCCGTGGCTAGCAACTCAAACAATTGCATCTAAAGCTGGACACCCACTATTAAAGGCAGCCATAGACCTTTGCGTTGAAAGATGTTCTGATGGAATTATTCAACATAATCATATGGTACATTATTATACTGATGTTCAAATGTTTACAGATGCATTATATAAAGAGTTAGGCGTTGAGCCTTATGCAAAGCATATTAACGAATGGGCTCCAGAGCTAATGGAGATGGCTTTCTTAAAAGAAAATAAAGTAAAGATATTGCACGGAGAAGAGGCAAGACGCTTGCTAGATAAAGATGTAGTTCATCTTTATTGGGGAGACGATAGAGAAGCTGGATGGATTGCTTGGAAAAAAGATCCTCGTGTAAATGAATCTTATCCTAATGGATTTAATCCTCATGAATGGGAAAAGGAATGAATACTATAGGAGTGTTGCCAGCGTCTGGTAAAGCATCTAGAATTGGCGGAATACCAAAATTTTGTTTACCGATTTCTGACGAGAGATCATTACTTCAATGGCACGTTGAGCAGATGCTTGAGGTGTGCGATGAGGTTCGTGTAGCAACAAGACCCGAATGGGTTCCTATTGTTCAAAATATGGATATGAATATTAAACTAATTGTTCGTGAGCCATCTACCATGTCAGACGCAATTAAATTTATGGTCGGTGACTACAACGATACAGTTTTTGTAGGAATGCCAGACACTTATATTTTAAATGCTCCAACAAATATATACAAAGAAATGTTAAAAGAAACAACAGCGGATTTAGTTCTTGGAGTATGGGAATGCGGAGAAGATTTAAAAGGTCGTGTTGGTCAAGTGTTAGTATCAAATGGTAAAGTACTTGGTTCAGAAGATAAGGTAGACGACTGTAATTATCCAGATATGTGGGGGACTATGCTATTTAGAAAGAATATGATAAGATACATAGATCCTAAGCTAGACCATCCAGGAAAACAAATAAAAGAATGGATTGAAGAAAGTTCTAATATTAGGGCGGTAAGACCAGGCGGAAGATATATGGATATCGGTACACTAAGAGGACTGAAACAGTTATATAAAGAAATGGATGCATAATGTTAAAGCCAGTATTTGAAGATGTAACAAACTTTAATTGCAGTGACTTGTATTTAAGATCTGTTGGTGCACCAGCAGGTAATAAGATTTGGGGAACCTGCCATGAAATTGCTCACATGCTTATTGAAAAAAATATATCCTATGGCAACTCTGCCCTTGAGCCAGCAAGAATATTTTCGACGGCGGATTCAGCAGAACAATTAAAAGTTCGTATAGATGATAAACTAAATAGAGTAAAGAATAACCAAGGATTTGCTGGAGATAACGATATAGATGACCTTATAGGGTATTTAGTTCTATATAAAATAGCTAAATCTAGTTGATTTTTTAGTCGACTAAGAGTATACTCTAATATATGTCCGAAATTGAATTAGCCGATCACTTTGATCGCATGAACGTAGTAGTCTCAGAACTGCTTAAGGGAAACAACCCAACCCAAATTGCAACCGTAACAGGCTTTAAGAGAGCCGAAGTTGTCGAGTTGATAGATGAGTGGAAGAGCGTTGTACACAACGACACAGCGGCTCGTGAGAGGGCCAAAGAGGCTATCTCTGGAGCAGACCAACACTATGCAATGCTTATTAAAGAAGCGTGGAAAACCGTTGAAGATGCAGATCAGGCGGGACAACTAAATGTTAAATCAGGAGCACTAAAGCTTATTGCCGATATCGAAGGTAAAAGAATTGGAATGCTTCAAGAAGTAGGTTTGCTAGATAATGCTGAGTTGGCAAATCAAATTGCAGAAACAGAACGTAAGCAAGACATCCTTGTTAAAATATTAAAAGAAGTTACAGCCTCATGTCCTAAATGCAAGATGGATGTTGCAAAGCGCTTATCACAGATTACTGGAGTGGTAGAGCCTATAGAGATTATAGAGGAAGTTAGTGGATCTTAATTTTAATGATTTAATTGATATGCTGGATGGCGAAGAGTTTGATGAACGCCCAGTAGATCTAAGAACATTTGTTCAAAGCCCAGATTACTTGGGCCTGCCACCATTATCTGAATATCAGTATACTCTTATTGAAAAGAGTTCACAGATTTATAAAGAGTCAACTTTAATTAAGTTGTTTGGCGAAGAAGAAGGCGTTAGAATGTTTAAGCAAACAGCCAATGAGGTTGTTGCTCAGTTAGGTAAAGGATCTGGAAAAGATTACTGCTCAACTATATCAGTTGCCTATATAGTATATTTACTATTGTGCCTTAAAGATCCAGCATCATATTACGGAAAGCCTCCTGGAGACTCAATTGATATTATCAATATTGCTATTAACGCACAGCAGGCAAACAACGTATTCTTCAAAGGGTTTAGAACACGCATAGATAAATCCCCGTGGTTCGTTGGAAAGTACACGGAAAAAGCTTCTGAAATTAAATTTAATAAAAACATTACAGTACACTCAGGTCACTCAGAGCGTGAGGCATGGGAAGGATATAACGTAATCGTAGTCATTCTTGACGAAATTTCTGGCTTTAGTGTAGAAAATACAACTGGTCATGAGCAGGCAAAGACTGGAAGCCTTATCTATGAGATGTATCGTGCATCAGTAGATTCACGTTTTCCAGACTATGGCAAGGTAATACTGCTTTCTTTTCCTAGATATAAGAATGATTATATTCAGCAACGCTACGACGACGTAGTTGCAGAAAAAGAAGTTATTACTAGAACACATCATTTTAAACTAGACGATAATCTTCCAGACGGAACAGAGGGTAACGAGTTTGATATTGAGTGGGAAGAAGATCATATTCTGTCCTATAAGTATCCTAGAATGTATGCTCTTAGAAGACCAACATGGGAAATTAATCCAACAAGAAGTATCGATGATTTTAAAGTTGCGTTCTATAAAAATACTCCAGATGCACTAGGAAGATTTGC